GCAGCATCTCTTAACGCTCTTAACGCTCTGTCACGCTCATCTCCTTTACCCACAAGTAATGCAGGTGCATAAGACATAGCAGTAAACATTACGTTGGCTACGGCATAATTAAGAACAAACTTTCTATAGTCTGATTTTCCTGCTTTACCACTTACTATTGCTGAACCTGCTTGACCTACGTTGTTCATCATAAGAAATAATGAACTACCAAACATAGTAAAGAATCTATTAAACACATCTGTTGATTGCTGCATTGGGGATTTTTCAGTTGCTCTTCTAGTTTGTTGAGTTGAGTTAAACTCATTAAACAATCTTAAAGCTTCTGCTTTACCCATACCATTTGCTATCGCTCTGTTGTATACTGCTTTGTATCCAAGTACACCAAGTATATCTCCTGCTACTGTTGTAAAACCTTTAACTTTTTCAAAACCTCTAGATAATTTACCTTTTCGACCTTGGTCAGCTTTAAGACTCTTATAAGTTCTACTTCCTGATTCAAGACCAAATATATCTCCTGCTAATCCTTTTTTCAAACGAGCATCAAAAGTTGCAGAAATATCTCTAGACTCTTTTATTTCACTAGGTAGTCTTGCTATAACTTTAAAGTAATCGTAAGCAAAGTTTATTAAATCATATCCCGGAATTTTATTAGGTTGAGGAGTAGCAGAATACTTTTCAAATGCTTGATAAAATGAAGATGCTTGCTTAACTATCTGCACAGGTTTAAGTGCTAAAGCAAACCCTGTAAACTTGTTTTGTATCCAAGATACAACATCTTGGTCAACACTTGGACCTGAGTCAGGATTGATTGCATAGTTTAAATTCGATAAGAACAATCCTTTTAAACCCGTTTGTTCTAAAAGTAAATTAATAGATGGGTCTTTTAATACTTGACTCATTTCTTTAACACCAACGGCATAAGCTTTGTACTTTTCCATTTGATTAACGTGGTCTTCCATCACCTCGCTAAATGATTGTCCTATTTCTACATCATTTGTTTTATCAAATCTTTCTTTAAAAGCAGGTGAGAACTCTGTATCAAAAATGTTTTGGAACTGACCTGCACCAATCATCTCAGCAGTTATCTGTTCTTTGATTGTTCTTGTTGGGAAATAGTTCTCTACAAACCCAAGACCTATATCATTTACTTGAATGTATACATCATTAGTTTCTTCAAAGTATGAGTTACTTAAAAAGTCTACTGCTTGGTCTACTAAAGCTACATTATCGGGACCTATAAATGTTTTGATACCTTCGATATCTAACTTCTGTCTTTCTAATTTTTTACCCTGTATTTTATTTTTAGATAAAGCATAGAGCCTCATTGCTTGGTCTTTGTTTAATCTTTTGTTAGCAGGTTTCCCGGTCTTGCTATTTATCATAGTAAACTCTTGTGTCTCTGTTCCTAAAGAATACTTCCAATCAGTCCAATCTTTTTTGTTTGTAGATTGAGCCATTGAATTCATTTTAGATTCAGTCCTTCTAATTCCTTTTAGAGTATTCTCATCAAAGTCATTTAGTCTGTCAAAAAATATTCTAGTAAACATACCTCTTGTGTTGCCATCTAGTTTTCTAGCTACAGTTCCAAGGTGTGCAATTTTGTTTTCCATAAACTTAACTACTCCATTTGATTTTAATTGTTCTCCATCATAGAATGTTTTAAAGAATGTTCTTAAACCACCAAACAAACCGTTCTTCTCAAACCCTTCTCTTATTTTTTCTTGTCTTGTTTTAACTTGGTTTTTGTTTAACGGATTACCGTCTTCGTCAAACAAGAATTCATAATTGCTTTCAATCTCAGCTTTAAATTCTTCTTTTATTTCATTAAGAGCCTCTCTTCTTGTGTTCCTACGGTTGTTTAAATTAGCTATAGACTCTGAACTTGTAGCCTTTACATCTACAAATAAATCTTCTACCTGTTGTAAATCCATATTCAACACATCACCAAAAGTGTCGATAGCTAATTGTCTGTCAAGTAATACTTGTTGTTTAGACGTTAACTTTTTACCGGCTTCTTTATCAATTAAAGCTTGTTCGTAAGCTTCAGGGTTGATAGATTCTTGCAAATCAATAATGGCTTGTAAGTCACCTTTCTTAGCTGCATTCAAAACTTTCTCTACTTGCGTAAAGTAACTTTGTCCCGGTGCATCTAATCCTGCCGACCTTCTTTTACCACTCGCAGTTTTTCTTACTTTAACTTTACTCTTAACTAGTTTAGCTATTTTATCTATTAATATATTTCGTTGCACTAATCTTTGTGCTTCTACCTGTGTTAACACTTCACTCACTTTACCTACAAAGTTTTTTGGAGTAGTTGTGTTAATGGTTTTTAATAAACTATTAATAGCCTTGTTGCTATAATTTTTAGAATTAGGTAATAGCTTTCTTATAATTGTTCTCATTCTTCTCTGAGCATCAGCTATATTGTCTTTGCTTATTTTTCTTTGCTTAAGATTGTTTTTAATTTGACCAATCTCTTTAGATACTCTTTGATTGGTTCTAATACCAAGCATTCTATCTAATGCAACTGTTAACTCTAATTGTGTTTGTTCAGGTTGCACTTGGAAGATAGGATTAGCTTTTAAAATATCTAAAGCTTTTTGTCTTACCTCAGCAAATGATTTAGTTCTTTCCGGAACTCCTCGTCCAACTCTTTTGCTTCCTGAAAAAGCAAACTCATTTATCTTTGCTCTAACTTCATTAAACAATTTGAATCCAACTTTTGCACCACCATCTACATTTCCAAACTCTCTTGGCAGTGGCTTAGTAAGGTCTATATTAACAACCATTGCGTTATTTATATCCTTAGCCTTAAAGCCTCTGTTTTTTAATACCACTCTTATAGACTCATCATTTATAAACTGCTCTCTACCTTGTTGAATAATACTCTCCATAGAGATATCAGAACTAAACATAGCTTCAGGATTTTTCAAGGCTATCATCTGTTCATCTGTCATCTTGATTTCTTTTCCTGCAAAAATATCTGCAAGTGCAGTACCTAAGAATTGGTCTAGAGTTAAGTCTTGTATCTCTTGTTCACTTAAGTCTGTTGATAGTTTAAACTTTCTTTGTATGTATTGCCACATACCAAGAAGCCATTCTTGAAACTTAGATTTAACTGAAGCATCTGCAATGGTCTGTCCTTTGTTACCAATTAAAATAGCCATCGCTTCATTAGTCGCTTTAGTAACATCACCATTAAATCTTTCAAGTTGTGTTTTAAAAGTATCAGTTTGTTGCACTAATTCTGCACCCTGCTTGTATATTTTTCTTCCTTGTTCTGTTGTCTGTAAATAGTCTGTCCAAACGTGACCCATCTCGTGAATAGATGTGTTGAATAAAGCAGACTCTGAGTTGTGTACTTCAGGGTTAATATAAATATCCCCGTCTACTGTAACACCATATACTACTTCGTTTCCTTTTAAATACTTAGTCACATTGTCTTGTGACATTACATTATTAAATGAGTTAGCATCGGTATTAATTACAACACCGGGAAATGAAATATTCATAAATGCATTAAGCTTATCTACATTGCTCGGATTAGAATTTGCAATTACTCCAACATAATCAAATGATGGGATACCAATCCCTACTCCTGTTTGTTGTGCTCTTAATGTTTTGGTAGATGTTGGCTTCTTCTTACTTGCTTTTTGTTTATCAGTGTCAGTTGAAACTTCTGTTGTCTTTTGTTTTTCGCTTTCAATTAGTTTTGAAAACACTTTCCCATAAGCTTTCGGATACACTTTAGCCATCTGTTGAGGGTTCTCTAGAATACCTATAGACTTTCCTCTAACTCCATACTTATAGTTAGGATGTGTAGTTTCAACAACACCGGGATTCAAAACGTCAACACCAACAATAGAGATTACATTTCCAATAGGAACATTTCTTAATTGTGGGTCTGTTACAACATCAGTTATAACACCTATGTTTATTAAATCAGTTTTAGTACTTACACCTTTAAGTAAAACTTGTGGTACTGCTTTGGTTTTAGCATTAACTGTTCCTGCTTTTTTAGACTTCTGATTAGGTGTATTAGCCTTACCTGTTGTAGCGAGTCTTATTAAATGACTTCTAACCGGCAACGGTAAGGTTTGAATAAATTCATTACTAAAAACATCATCTATGCTTTTAGGATTTAATTTCTCAATAGCATCTTGTAATTGCTGAAACTCACTCAACTCTTTTGTTGGTTTTGCTTTAGCTTGTTGTCTAGCTACTTCGGCAGCAATCTCTGTTTTTAAAACAGGTATAGCTGCTTTTCTATTTGTCTCAGGTAATGTTTTAAGATTATCAAGCAATACTCTAGATACTGCTTCATTTGATATCATAGCATTCTCACCCATCTTAACTACGTTCATAGGAACTAAGCCATTGTATTCAGGGTTTGCTGCCCACCAAGAATCAAATACTTCTTTATTGTTTTGATATACTTGTTCGGCTTTGTTTATTGTGGTCTGTGCTTCTTTCTCAGTAACATTTGCCCAAGCTGCATTCTCATTTCCTGTTGTTCCGTTAAAACCTACTGCTCCTTTTAAGTTGTCTATTGTGTTGCCTGTCGTGGAATTCACTACGTTCCCCGTAGTTAGTTGGTCGCTTATCGTAAAAATAGTTGGTATACCTTTAATTACTTCTAGCTTAGTAATCTTAAGTGGGTTATCAGTTCTTGTGTTTAACTCTTCTACATTTATATCTGCAGACTCTTCTGTGCTTTCAATAACTGTTTCTACATTAGGAGATTCTATCTCGTTAATTTCTGTAGTTATGTCAATCTCATCAGGACCTACATTATCAGTATTGTTTTCGTTGTCAGTTTGAATTTTAAAATCAACCTTTGGTTTTTTACCATCTAGTGATGCTTCCAAGTCAGCCACCTCTTGTGCTTGAACATCATTATCCATTACTGACTCTTCTTGATTTAGTGTCTTTGAAGACACTCCATCTTCTGCAGTAGTTTGTACAATGTCTGTTGTGGTTTCAGTAGGTGCTGCTTCATTAGTTACACTCTCTGCTTCATTAGTTGTAGTCTCAGCAGCAGGAGTTTCAAGATTACCTTCATCAACAACAAGACTTCCATCATCTGATATCTTTACTTTCTCTTGTATAGGAGCAACCTTAGCCTCCACCATTTTATTAGCTAAGTATTGAGCAGTTTCATCATCATTATCTATAGATGCGTTTAAACGACCTAAGTCTCTTGGGTCTAACTCATTTATATAATTTAGAAACTCTTCCTTAGAAACCTCTGTAAACTGCCCTAGCTTACCTCTAAATCCTTTTTGGATTCTATATGTTTGCTTTCCTGCTCTTAAATCTGTACCTGCATTTTGTTCGCTTGGAGATAGCACACCCTCTCCTGCTAGTCTAGTTTCCTGACTAGGGTCAAGTAAAGTTTTAGTGCTAATGATTTCAGCTAACTCTGAATTTATTTGTTTTAGTTTAGGACCAAACACTGCTTTTCTGTTTGGAGTACTTGATAGTTCTTCTTTAGCTTGAAGCAAAGTCATTACTCTAGCTTCTAATTGCGTAGCGTTCTTACCTCTAAATCTTTTTCCATACTTAGATGTCTGCAATAATTCCATTGCAGTTTTTCTTACCCCTACATTTTGTTGTATTAGTTGGTTTGTCTCTGCATCTATCTTGCCTAACTTTTCCATATTGTTTGCCCAAGCCGATATCTGACTATCAGTGGACAACTCTTTTGACATAAAATTTATGTTGGTTAAGTTAGTGGCTAATTCTAAATCATTTCTTGACCTAACTTCTAAAGCTAAGTTAATACTCATATTAGATGTATTGTTTCCAATACCACCACCCATCTCTGCAACAATTTCTTTCCAATCTAAATCATCACCAACATTCATTTGTGCCAAGTACTCTCCTGTACCTTCTCCTATTGGGTCAGCAATAAGTCTTTCAGCAGTTAGTGCTGCTATTCTTTTACCTCTTGTTGCAACTGAACCGGTTCTAAGTAAGTTACCTGCTAGTTTTGCAGTAATTAAATCTACAATGGCAATTGGTATACCTCTTTTTAAACCTCTTTCTAATCCTTCATCCCATACATCTTGGTCGTTTAATGCTGCTGCAACTGACTCAGGGTCTGTTATATCATAATCTTGATTTGTCATAGCCTCTATCATTGCATTGGTATATTCCATTGCGACTGATGTTGATGCAAAACCTGTTCTAAATCCCCAAATACCACCCGTTGCTGCACCTGCTCCTGCAGTTACAACACCACCGGGTCCTGTAACGAATCCTGTAGAACCAATTGCAAATCCTGTACCTATACCTGCCAAGGTTGTACTTGCTATAATTTTAGAACCATAGGGAGCCATCATAGCCAAACTCTGTCCTGCTAATGTTGTTGCCCACTCTAAAGGGTTGTCTGATATAACATCCCAACTTTCGTCAAATCCGTTAGCGTTACCCCACCTTGTCAATACTCTAGACTTAGTGCTTGCTCTATTTTCTAAGAATCCTACAATTTGTTCAGCAGCTTTCTTGGTAGACTCTGGGTCATCTAAATCGTAACCACCCAATAGTTCAGGAAACATTGATGCCATAAGAATAACATCCCCTGCTTTACCTCTAGCTAAACCGTTTTGAATTTCTGCAGTAAACCCATTCCAATTATCTGAGTACTCTAACTGTGCACTCTTGTCGTGTTTCATTGTATAATAAAGCTGAGAGTTCTCATAAACATCTGCAGCTTTTTCAGATTGAGTTAAAGCTAATTGATATGCTTCTTTAGTTTGATTTATTAAAGCAGCCTCTTGTTCATCCTTTGGAACTATAGAGTTTAGGTTGTTTGCTTTGACACCAAACATTAATAAAGAAGCTTCTTCAACTCTATCTTGTTCTATTCTAGCTTTACGATTAACTTGTATTGCTCTACCTGCAGATTGTTTGTGTTGCTTTGCTAAAAACAAATCAAATTCTTCACGAACTAATTCAGTATCATCATTTAAGTAATCATCTTTAATTTCTTCATACCTAGTAGTTACTTCATCTAAAACTTCATCATAATCATAACGAAGCTTTCCGTTCACATATAAACTAGAGAATTGTTTTTGTTCTTCAGGAGATAAATCTTCTTGTTTGAAATTAGGATTGTTTTCTAAAAAGTCTTTTAATCCTTTTATTTCTTGGTATTCATCTATAATCTTTCGTTCTCTATTATAGTCTAAACCTCTCTCATCATAAAAAGCTTTAGCTTCAGCATCTTGTGTGCTTACATTTTTCCAAGAACCTGCAGCAAAATCATCTGCCTCTTCTTTGGTATCAAACTTAAAAACCTCACCTCTTTCTTGAGCAAGTGCTAAAGCCTGTCTAAAGGGTAGTTCATCCCAATACAATGGATTAGATGTGTAGCTATTAGGGTCTTTAGGAAATAAGGTTGGTATAACTATATTCTGTCCGTCTAATGTTCCTGACTGAAAGTTAGTTGCAGAGTGTCCACCACCTTTATTTGTTCTACCAACTTCTCTTAAGTTTTTTGCTCTAATTGCTTGAGTTACTTCATCAGCTACAGGAGCATCCTCCTCAAATTCAGTAATATTATTTTTAATAAAATTCTTTAACCTCTGTGCTTCTGTAATCTCTGTAGAATTTGTAAAAGGGTCAAGGTCTATTGTAATGGTATTAGCACCGTCAGGTGAGTTTACAATTACTGCATCACCAATTCCTGTTTCCTCAAAACCAAAACCGTATTTTTTAAAGTTGTCTATTAGAAAAGGAACAACTTCTTCTTCTGTTTGGTCTATAAGAGCAGCATCTATCTTGCTTATGTCACTTTGGAAACCTTCGCTGCTTGTTATGCCTAAAGCTTGTGCTTCAGCCATTTCTCTTGCTTGTAGTTCTGCAAGTCTTTCTCTTTCTTGTTGTGCCTCTACATCAGGTTTTTCTGCTTCTATATTAGCTTTGGTAGTTTCAAAATCCTCTATCTGTTGAGACATACCTCTGTCGATAGTGGCTTGGTCAGGATACATACCCATATCTCCCATAGGAGGTCTATAGCCATCTTCTCTAGAGTCTTTGCCTGTTACTTTGTTTGGGTCAAAGTCAAATGTCGTTGGGTCAAATACAGGTATTTCTGCACTCTCAGTTTCAGTTTCTGATGAGTCCGAAGAACCAACTTCCGAATTGAACTCCGTAACGATTTCGGTAGAGTCTTTTTTTTTTAATGGGTTTGTAACACCTAGCAAAGTTGCAAAAGCATCAGCATCTCCATTGTATCCTGTCCTTGTAAACTCTCCAAAGCCTTCATTAAAGGCATCTGAATTTGTAGACATTAATGTTTTAAAATCTGATTTTGCTCCTCTGTAGCCGGTTTTTACAAACTGCTCGTACAAATCATTAAATGCTTGTTCGTTCATATCTTAATTATTGATTGTATGCTCCTCCATTTACTCCACCACCTGTACCTGCACCTGAACCTGTAGTAACATTGTTGTCAACAGTTGGTCTTAATGACCCTCTTCTACTTTTACTTGTACCTCTTTTACCCACCTTGAGTGCTTTGTCTTCTGCAGATGTAGCGTTACTAGACATTGCATAAACGCTTTCCATAAATTTAGCCATTGCCTCNTTGTACTTAGCAGTAGTTCCGTATGTAGATTTATCTAAGTTAATTCTAGCAACTTCTTTATCTTCACCGTTATTAATTACTAACTCATCACTACCTCCGGCTGCAGTGTCTACTGTAAACCCTGTTAGTCCCGGAAGACTCGATACAACATTAGCTAAGTTTTCTCTAGACTCGTCTTCATCATCTGCAACTAGTGTTACACTTGGAGCAGGTTGACCTTGACTAATTTCAGCAATATAAGCTGCTTCTAAATCATCTTTCACTTCTACTTCTTCTCCACCGTATCCTAATGAAATTTTATTTAAGTCTCTAGTCAAATCAACTTTAGACCTATCACTTACTTTATTGATGTCTGCAATTTTATCATCTGAACCTAAGAAGAAATTAGCAGAACCATCTACCCAAGATTTTTGCCCTAGTTGTTCTCCACCTGCTCCATTGAAAGGAATGGTTTCTGTTTTACCATTAGCGTATCTTACAATTACATCTTCTCCATTTCTGTCAATATCTGTAATATCAGGGTTAGTACTTCTCAAGAATTTAATTGCCTCATCAACTTCTGCATCGCTTCCATAATAAAGTTTAGCAACATTGCTATAAACATTATCTTGTTTTGAGTTTAGCTTTGCGTTTTTATCTTCAAGTTCACTTGGCTTAATATCTTTCTTCATAAACTCAGTAGTCTCTAGTTCTTCATAGTCTACTTGAATTCCTGTTTGAGACTTCAATGCACGTTTAGCAACATTGTTTTGTGTCTCACTAAGGTTGGAAACAGTTCTTCCGTTTTTAGTTTCTAAAAGAATTATGTTTTCCTTGCCGGCTTGCCTAATTGGATTTCCGTCTTTATCTTCTTTATAACCACTATCAGTAGTAGAATCTGCTTCAAAAACTTCTTTAGGATTAAAGGTTGTTGAGTATTCTTTTCCGTCAGGAGTAAAATCAACAAAGTCCATTAATACTGATGCACCTGAAAAACTATCATCACTTATCTGACCGTCTGCCCAATTGTTTTGTGCTTCTTGGTATAGAGAATAAGCTTTTATATCTGTTGCATCAACACCCAACTCAGTTGCTAAGGCAGCTAACTCAGTTGCATCCATATCTTTTATACCACCTTTTCTAGCAGTAATGTCACTTATTTTTTTAATTGTACCTGCAGTATATTTACTACCCATTGATGTTACAGTTTGCACCACATCTTTACCTAGACTGTCTGTCCAAGCTTCTGCATTACCAACTACATCATACTTTAATATTTTAGTCTTTATTCTGTTTTTTAAATTTGCAGGTGAAACTAAACTGTTTGGGTCCGGGTTAGGAATTTTAGGACCATCAGGATTGTTTGGGTCGGCAATCATATTAGCCATCATAACTTGTCCGTTCTCAGGATTGATGACTAACCTACTATCATTAAAGTTAGCAAAGCCTTCAGCGTTTGCCATTATTTCTAAATCTACTGCTGATAATTGTTCACCTACCGGTAAGTCATTACTAAGCAATGCCATTTTAGAACTATACTCTGTATTGTAATCTTGTAACAAACTAAACCCTTGGTCAGTTCCATCAGTAAGATTTTGTCTCATCATTGTATATTGCTCAGGAGGTAGTTGACCGGACTTTAAAAGAGTCTCTTGCATTAACATTTGCTTTTGCAAATCTGCAGAGAAACCTAATGCCATACCATTTAGATTACTGTTCTCTCCTTGTGGTACGTTATTTAATACCTTTTGATATTCTCGTGTGGCATCGTCAATTGCCTGCTTCTTATCTCTACGAGACTGAACTTCTTCGTCCAACATTGTGGTAAAGTCTTGTCCGACTTTTGCCCAATTTATATTGTCTTCTGCCTCTCTTTTAACGTACTTATATGCTGTAGCCATATTCTAATTTTATTGTGGTCTCGGTATGTAGATGTCAAAAGGGTTTTTATAAGCACTTACATAGTCTTGATTTTTAAACAACATACTACTTTGTTGTGGAGTTAAGTCTCTTTTGAATGACCTAAACTGTCTGTTGCTCATATTACCAATTGCCTGCATATCCATATTAGTAAATCCGTCAGAACCTGCAGCACCTAAAACTTTATTCCCTTCTACATTTCCAAACTTTGTCATTTGTTCAGGAGTAAATTCTAAACCTCCCACGGCTGCTTTTTGTGCTCCTATGTTTTGACCATATAAAGGCACAAATGCTGCTGCTGCTTGAGCAGTATTAGCAATACCTTGTATACCTTGTGCTTTAGCTTGTTGTGCTGCTCTCTGAGCATCTGCTGCTTTTTGTTGGTTACCTGCAACTTCTTCTAAATCTAAAGCCACATCTAAATCTCTTAGTCTTGAATCTTCATCTACAACTTGCTGCTCAATGTTTGTCATTTCGTCAGCCATTGCACTTCTTATTCCTCCTTGACCTGCTTGTTGTGCAGCGTATACTCTACCTGCAGTAGCTGCAGAACCTCTTTCACTTTCTACACCTGCCTCAGTAGCCTGTGCTCCCTGAACTAACATAGCTTCTCTTTCTAAATCGTAAGCTTCTTTTTTAACAGAAAGTTGTTCAGCAAAGTTAACATCTAGCTTTCCTCTTGCTGCTTGCATTGCTTTATCAGCATCTCTTTCTGCTCGCTTCTGTGCTTTCTTTTGTTTACTTGCTTGAGAAAATGATGCTGCAGTTGTTCCTATTGATATTGCTAAACCTGCTGCTGCTATTGCCGTTGCTGCTGCCATAATTATAAATTTTTAATCATTTCAAAAGTGTTTGAATCTCCTTTAACATATCCTAATGACTCAAATGTTCCCATCAATGATTTATGTTTTAGTAACGAGTAACAATATTTTGCTCCCTGATTCTTACTTATATTCGTTAGTGTTTCAATTAACAAACCCATAGCATTTTTTCTATGTGGCTTCTTTCTATATTTTTTATTTGATACCATAAACTCAAGAAGATATACGTCTGAGTTGGTCATATAAATAAAACCTGCACACACCGGTATCTCCCCGTCTAAAATCATCATACCACCCTTACCATTGTCCGGAAGAAAATCTTTAGGAGGAGGTGTCCAACCCCAATCCTTCCACCAATCTACTAATATGGTGTCATAATCTTCTGAATTTAATGGTCGTATGTCGAATATCATTAAACACAAAGATACTAAATTTATGGAAAAGATTTCATTGCTTCGGATTCAACTGCAAATAGTTCAACTTTTGATGTGTTGCTATTCGTTAAACTGAAAACACTATAGTGTCCAAGAATTCCGTGAGACTCCGATACTGCATTTTTAATGTATAATGTGTATGTCGAATTACTTGGAAATGGAAAAGTTGTTGGTGCAGGAGTAACTGAAGGAATAAAAGTGTTTCCGTCTGTGTTTATTACAACTTGATTTATACCTGCAGGAAGATTTTGGTTTATTGCAGTAACTTGACCTGCTAATTGTGGATTTGGAGTAGAATGATATAACATATCTCCAACGCTAATTACGTTACCTATAAATAAAGTTGTTGGAAAATCAACAGTAGTAACACTACCAACTACAGTTATAAGTGATGTTGAGCCTAAGCCATTTAAAGAACGTAAAGCATACTCACTTAGTTGAGCAGGAACTGACCCACTATTTCTTATGAACGCATAAAAAGAACCTTCTTTTTCTTCATAATAACTTCCAAGTATAAAGCCTGAATCTTGTTGGTCACTTATTAATGTTGTTCCCCAAGAGTCATCTCCCTCTAAATTAATTGTTTTAAAAAGTTTGTTTTGCAATGGCTCATCATTAAATACTGACTGCAGTTCAGATGCATAGTTAACATTATAATATCGGTTTCTAGTAGAATTGGTATTGTGTCTATATAAATTACCACCACTAAAAGAATAAAAATAATTATTCATCCCAACCATATACTCAGGATTGTAAGAGTAAAAAGATGGAAATCCTTGAACTCCTGAATCATAAGATAAAGTGTAACTGTCTGTTTTTGTAACTGTATTTGCCATATATTTTATTTTAAACTTGAGGACAATGAGTTGAATCATCACAAGCACGTTCTACTGCACTAGCTTGAATCCCATTTGTATCGGGTCCATTCCCAAATGATGTAATTGTTCCACAACTTACATCGCTTTGAACTACACCACCAATTATTTTATTAAACTGTAGTACTGCTCCAACACCATAACCACCACCAAATCTCTCGTTGAATGTCCATTGATTACCGTCAATACAATCAGTAACTGTAATTGTTTTACAAGCATCTACAACTGAAGTAACTATCCCTGAAGTCAATTGATAGGTAAATCCTGTTCCGTGTAAATACCATCCATCAGGTGGAAAGGTAACTCCATTTTGGTCATTAAACACATAGTCATTAACTGTTGGTATACCAACTGCTCCATTTGTAGGAACGGGTTGATGAAAGTATTGTGTAAGAATTGATGTAGCAGGACGATTACCTTGATTGCAAGCATCAGTAGAAGTTGAGTCTGCATTAACTGCTCCTAAAAACTGAGTTAATGGAGTTGGACAATTTAAAGCTATTGCCCAACCTGTACTACCACAAGGACCAATTACCTTTATTTGCATTGTTGCAGGACTAGGGTTTGGTTTTGGAATTACCATCACGCAAACACCCGGAGCGTTAGGAGTTAACAAATCTTGCTGACTTGTTATAACAATTGTTTCATTTGTGCCCGAACCTTGAAAGGCTGCTCCATTATAATTACTTACAGGCAAACTGTAAGTACCTATAATATCTCCCGGAGTTCCTCCATTACAATTTCCTTGACTTGCCTGAGAACCAACGAATGTTGGAACTTGAGGTGTTGACGATTGTAAAAGTCCTAAATTTGAACTTAGTTTATTATAAACCACACTATCGTACAGAACTTGAATACCGTCAGGTATAGATTGAGGGTTAAATGATATTACTATTGCACCTGTATCTGAACTAGTACCACCCACATCAATATCCATATAGAATATCCCTTGACCTCCACCTGCACTAATTGTAGAATCACAAGCAGTTGCACAAGATGCACAAGCTTGTTGAGGTAGTAAGTAACAAGAGTTGTTTGCTACAACTTGTTCTCTAGAAATTATTCCATCTGAATAAAATCCTGCTGCTGCACAAGTAGTCAACCCTTGGTCGTCAAAGATTGCAGTTGAGTTACTTAATGTTGTTCCGTCTATATAAAAATTTGCCATTTATTTAATTTTAAGTTGCACAACCACAACAAGATGATGAAGCATCTGCACCGTAGCATAAGTCAATTAATGTTGGTTTTCTGTAGTCATAAATTATATACAGATAATCATCTGTTATAACTGATGGCATTAAGAATGTTCCTGAATAATAGTTTGGTGCTAAAGAAGAATTTGTAGTTAATCCTGTAGAGGCTGCAATTAATGCTGCCACTGAAGAAGGAGTGTTTACATATTCTGTCGCACTCTTTAAAAATCTAAACTTATTTGAATTAGGTTCAAAAACTGCAGTATCATTTTGTAGTTTTCTAAACGCTAAAGTCATATTAGAGCCTGTAGTTGGTATAGGTCCTTGACCTTGATTACCTAAAGTAGATTGATAAAAAGAAACCACTACACTTCCTGAGCCTTGTGCAAAAGATACACCCGTAGAGTTTAAAGGAGAAACAAAAGTTCCGTCTATAAATCTATGTTCATTGTGTATTTCTAAGCCTTGTTCATTAGCACTTGATACACACACCTCAACAATAGTAATTCTTTTTGCATTAGGACAACTAACAGTAAGCAAGAATGTTGAACTACTAGATGAAGTAATTACTACTTCTAATTCATCTTGATTAATACTATTTTTAGAAACCACTAAACTTCCTGATACAGTTTGATTATTAGCACTTGTTGTCTGACCACTGTAAGTTGCATCAACATCAAAAGAACCTGTTGGTCCTTTACCTGACACTGCCCAACTAATAGTTACCGGTCCTACCGAGTCTCCTACATCAAAACATTCATCGAATGGCTCTCCTGACACAACAGTTATCTCTTGTTGAACTCCACAAGACACACAAGATTTTGGTATTGGAAGTAGTTGTTGATTTCCTGCTAAGACAAACTCATTCATATATGGGTCAAACCCACCTAGCTTTTGTTTTTCAAATTGTATGTTAAACAAGTCTCTAAACCAAGGTCTCATCCCTAATTCAGATATGTTTTGTAACGAATCATTTTGATAGCTTGTACCACTTAATTGTAACACAACTCCTCTTTTAGCATCAGTAAAAAACTTATCCGGTCCGTACTGAGCAAAGCTTTCAGGGTTATGACTAATACCGTATTCTTCTATTCTAGCTATCTGTGTTCCTAAAACTTCAGGAACATTTGTTAATAGGTTACCTGCACCTGCATCTGAAAGTAAATTCTTCCCTTGTAAAACATAAGATATTTTATCTTCTTGTAAAGTTAGGATGTCAGTTTCTCTTCCAAATAATTTTTGTATAGGTCCAAAAGATTCTTCAAGTAGTTTAAAATTCAATAACCCTGCATTGAATTCGTTTAACTTATTTATGTTTGACTCATCACCAAATATACCACTGTATGTTATATCTGCAAATCTTCTAACTTTTTCGTAATCTTGATTCTGTGTAGATGTAACTCTACTGCCCGGCTTGAAATCTAATCCTAATAGACTATCTCTAATTTTATAACTTTCTGCTCCGTTTCCAAAAGCAAAGCAATTATAAAAACCTGAACTAGCAATTGCACCTTGACCTGTGCTAAAAATTTGATTTTGAATATCAGCTAAATGTGTGCCTGCAGTTAATGCAGTGCTAACAATTGTAACATTAGCCGGATTAGAAGGAACTGTAGCAGGACTAATACTTGCTGAACCACATCTACCATTAACGGTAACTGAAGTGTCAGGTTGTACAATAACTGTTTCAGAAAAACCATCTAAGTCTATGTAGTTAAAAGCTATAGCTTCAGGCTCAGTTGAACCTACGGTTAAAACAAATTGACAAGTGTTATTGCCACTAGCAATTCTATAAGTTTTTGCTCCCTCATACCAAATATCCGGTGAAGAATCTAATGGCTCTGATTCAAATATAATAGTGTTTTCTGCTCTAAATACAGTAATACAAATTCTAGCAGATGACCTACCATTCTTTCTCCATTTAGAACTTTCACAAGCACGAGTACCTCTAGCACAAAACTTTAATTGGTTTGTAGTTGTGTTTCTAAAAAATGCATAATGATTAGTTCCTAATGATTGAGGTAAGTTTCCGGGAGAAGTTAAAAGTGTGTTGTCGTATGAGTTTTCAATATCTCCACCACTACCACCTACAAGTGAAACACCTTGGTTTAATACTGCCTGTACATTGTCCCCGTCAAACCACTCTTTAAAGTTGTCATAATCTTGAGATGATGTTAGTGTTTTTTCTAATAGGTATTCTCTTTTTTCACAATTACCATCTCCACCTCTGTATCCGTTTCTGTTAAATCTAAATTCAAAAACTATTCTAGAACCTCCCGGTATGGTATAATCAACGTGAGTATAGCTAGGGTTGTTTGCATCTGTACCTGATATATTTACAGGGTATGTTACTAATGGATAATTATCTGCACCTTTTGCAGTTGTTTGTTTACAACCAAAATCTATAATAGCGTTCTCTGTAGTTTCTACTGAAAAGTTATTGGCTTTTATTTTCATATATGTTCCTGAAGGAACAGGTATGTTTTCATCAGGGTCGTCCTCTGATGGTATCTCTATAAAGTCTTTAGTTTTAGCATCTTTATCTAAAACAGTAGCATAAACGCAATTTCTTGTGGGACCATTTGTATCTGCTTTAACTATAAATCTTTGACCCTCTGTAACCTTTTGAGAGTTTTCTGCTTCTAGTAAAAAATAAGTTTCATTAGAGTTCGGGTCTGTAAAAAATATATTACTATAAATAGTTTCGTAAGTTTCTTTATCCGGCTTCAATGCAAACTTATAAGAAGTAGCAAATGAAGGAGCAATTTGAGTAGTTGGTATATTTACATCTATTGTATTTTTAGTAGCTGAGTCTTCACAAGAAAAATGAAAAGTATTAAACTCACTAACTAAAGCAGGAGTTGTTCTGTTAAACTCATCCATATATAGTATACCAATCTCATAACTTCTATTACTGTGTAGACTAGAGCCATTACCTGATTTTTGATATTCTAAATCATTTGATAAAATAGAAAAGTATTCAGTATAGGTTTGTGTTGGTGTTGTAAGGTCATCTACATATTGTACTGCAGGAAATTGGAAGCCAATCTCTGTTGATGCAGGTGAAGACGTTATATTAATTGCTTGTTCTATAGCACTTATTCCACTCTGAAATTTTAAAATAGATAAAGTAGCATCTGAAATAGTACTAACAAAAAGAGAGTTATATTGGTCAGTTAAAGTAGTTCCTTGTGAAGAGTTAGCCATAGGCTCAATGTTTCCACCCGGTAGACTTGTTCCTATTGCTGCTAGAAATTCATCGCTTGTAGCCATTTCATATACACTAGTATATGTTTGAGTTAATAACCAACCTAATGTTATAGTTAAAGGAGGTAAGTTTTCTGTAGTTGGTGATGGTGTTGCACCTGCCCAACTGTCGTGTTGAAATGTAAATTGAAAAGTAATAAGTGCACCTTCAACTAAATCTAATCCGTTTAAGTTAAAAGTACATATAGCATCTCCAATAGTTTGACTTCCTTGAATGGTATAAGTACCATTAGATAAAGTACCATCTACTGAGTCGGGGTCAAATGTTCCTTTGTTTCCTGACAAGCTATAATCAAATCGTACAGGATTTCCATTAAAGTCTATCATATCATATCCTTCGACATAATTTCCAAACATTAATCTATTACCCATAATTGTTTGTGCTTGTGACAATCTTGGCACATTATCAAACAACCTTAGTATTTCTGATGCAGGTAAAATTGTAAAAATCTTACTACTAGAAAAAGTATATGTTACAAGTTGATTGTCTACATATCCATTATCTATCTTTGTTAGTTTTTCAATAATTTTTATGGTAGGACTATTAGCATCTTTAAACAGTAAATCAATACCTGTAACTAAAGGTCCTCCTGTGTTAAAAGTTATTTCAGCAGTATTGAAAAGATTAGTCATCCCTTCGTTTAAAAAACTATCTCCTGAAAACTGAAAGTTGTTAGGTAAAAACGCAGGAGTAGTAAATTGTGATGTTGCTGAATACTCGTCATCATCATATTTATATCTATATCCAAAACATAAAAACCTTTCTTCTAAGTAGTTTTCTTGTCCACCTGTTCTAACTAAGTTTATAGTTGGTGCTGCAGCAGGAGGTCTCTTAATAACCATTATGTCATCAAAAGCAAACCCATCTACTAAAGGAGTTCCTACAGGGTCCTCNTAATTTTTTGTTACATTAATCTTTCTAGGAGGGTTTACATTATCCGTAAAGAATAACATATTTTCAATTTTATTTACCCCTGTTATAAGAAATTGTTCGTCAAAGTTTAAGGTAGTGTTTATCCCTCCCCCATCATTTACACTTTCAACGTGGTACTGAACAATGGTATTATTGGTATTATACGAAACTATTAAATCAAGCTTTCCTGTAGGACTACTTGTAAAGTTTTTATCGTGAATAAACCAATAGATAGTTTCTAATGCTCCGTCTTCAAAAACACCTATACATCTAGCTTCAGAAGAAAGATTTTCTCCTTCAAACTGAATAGTAGTTAGTTGTGTATTTCCTAACGAATTTTCTATGACTCCTATTTCTGATGACTCAGTAGAACCCATACGAACATTAGTGGCATCAACGTATTGACCATTTGGAACAAGTCGTTCATCAACCATCTTGTTCATTTTACCTGCAGTAAAATTTCTTGTTAGATTTGCCATATTACTTTAACCACTTATCTCGACCCCTTAAGTTTTGTAAAAGTCTTCCGGGATGTATGTTACTAATTCTAATTTTTGCGTTTCTCAATAATGCTGATTTACGCTTTCTTGCTCTTGTAACTACATATTCTTGTACTTGTAGTTTAGAACCTAATATTGCATACTCTATTGCTGCATAAATAAAATCTTCAAATAATTTATTTACAGTAACTAAACTATCGTTACCATTCATCATACCATCAGATACATATTCCAACACACATAACTCATCAGCCATTCCTGAACTAAAATTAATAACTCCTCCTTTAGGGTCGATTTTAAATGTGGGATTAGCATTTGCAGTTTCAGTATTAAGACCAAACCTCGCACCTATTCCATATTCAAAATACCAATTCCCATCAATGTTCCAACCCATATTTCCATTCTGACTTGAGTTAGCATTTAAGTATATTGATTGTTTTGTGCCATCTAATCTATCTCTATCAATGGTTGAATGTTGTGGCTTTAAAGCATTACCATCAATATCAAATAAAATTCTACAGTCATTGTCCTGTAAGTATGCACCTGACCAATTGGTTTGAATGTTCTCACTTAATGGCTTTAGTAATCCATTTTGATATAAAGATACTCTTACCCAATTCACATAATCAGATGGCAAGACATATCTTAAAGAATCACAAACACTAAGTTCTAATATTTTAATTTCTTTAAATGCATCATAGTTTAATTCTTGTATTGCTCTTTTTGCGTGAAACAAAATCTTAAACCTTTCCTCATTATTTACAAGACTATGATTGCCTTGATACATAAGTAGAAAATTGTTTACTATATCTTCTAAAGAAACATATTGATATGAACCCCAATTAGCATCTTCAGGAACTAGTCCTCCATTTTCATAATATTGATAATCTGTTATATATGCCATAATTATTTTTCTTCTTGATTGTTTGCTTGCTCTTCACTTCCTGCGAACTGAACTGCTTCTACTTCTCTAATTGACATACCTGCATATTGAAGAATTTTATTAATCAAATTAACTTCATCATCATTTGGTAATTCAAAATCCTGATAGTCAGATGCTGATTGGTCAAAGGCAGGTTCTCCATTCGTTAGTGTTACAAATGTCCATTTAGGTACATAAGGAAATCTAATGTATTGACAAACCACTTGCCCAACATTATTTATAGTGTCAGGAAATAACTCCCCTTGTAATCCGTTTTGTGTATAAGCAGGGTATGTAAGATTTGGTGCAGTAAGTATTGAGTTATTCAACATAGTAATTTTACTATGTGTAACTTTTTCTGCTTCTTTTATATCTGCTGCTGAATATATAATATAGTCTTTACCTATACTATCCCATACTGATGCTCCCTGAGTTGTTCTAACTATAAGTTGTGTTGCACTTAAAATTTGTCTAATTACAGTGTTATATGTAATACCACCTGTAACTGTAGCTGCTATATCTCCTACTTGTACTCCTGCAGCAATAAAATCTGCCGTACTATCAAAAACACCTACACTACCACCATTAGTTCCGGTAGTAGTTCCCTGTATTAATATCTTGTTGTAAACTAAATTTTTGTTTATTAAATAATAATCATCATTAGTTGTTGTCAACGAGGGTAAAAAATACTCATTATAACCTCCGTTATTTAACAAGGGTAATTGTCTAGAAAATGTATCAATAACTTCTTCTAGTCCTTTTGTAATATCAGCGTACCCCGTACCGGATGCACGAGCATTTTCCTTATTAATCTGATAGTTGTACGAATAAAAATAATTTTCAAATAAATCTAACTGTGCTTGTTTTGCAAATAAGTTAAAGTCTGATGGGGATATATATCCGTAATTATTTTTGTTCAGGACGGACATTACCGTCTGTCTTACTGAATTTATCATCTGTTCACTTTTACTACAAAGATAAACAAAATAAAAAGACCTCTTCAAAAATGAAGAGGTCTCTTAAAAATGTAATAAAGTTAGTTTAATTAACTAGCACCAACTGTTACTCCTGTAATAACTTCGCCTTTAGGAATCATAACTAAATGCTCAACTTTCATCCAATTAGTTTGTGCTGCAAGAATGATTGCTTGGTTAATTGCATCTGCTGATGCAACCGTTAATCCTGTTCCTACTACAGTGTAAATTGAAGCGTTGTCTGAAGAGTGAAGTTTAATTGAAGTTTCAGCTACAACACCAACAAACAAACCACCGTTGATAGGCACTTGTGCAGGTTCGAAATCTTCGATTGCAAATTGTAAATACTTGTTCATAATAATATATTTTAAAAATTAGTAAAAAACACTATCCTCGTGATAGTGACTAAGCCACAAATATACGATATTAATTTAATAAAGATTCCAAGTGTTTAAGCACTTCAATACCATCATCACTTCTCATATAAGAAGTAACTAAATCCATACCATCTTTTCCAAATGGAACATTTAATAGTTTAGATTTATTAGTCTTGGTATTAAACCATACTTCTTTTTGACTTTTTCTAAAAGATAACAAACCTTCATCAAAGAACCTTTGAACAGTTCCTTGTAGTTTTAAATCAGGGTCTTTAAGAATGTCTAAGAACTCTGCAGGATAATTTCTAGCATATACTAGTACATCTCTTTTAAGTTCAGCACTAGAGGTCCTAGAGGTGTCTGTGTTGAATAATACTCTACAGATGTTTTCTAACATCTCAATAGATAGATTTCTAGCTTCACCTAAAGCATCAGCTTCAACCATTAGGTCTTCTACTTGTTCTTCAGCATCTTTAGCTTTGTCAATCTCAATAAACTTTTTACCGTTTAAAGGGTGATAGTGTAAAAATTCTTGTAATACTTGGTCTGTTTTCGGAACATATAAAAATCCATCTTCAAAAATTACCGGAGTAAGTAAAACATTCTTGTCTTGCTCGTCTACAAATGGACTTTTTTGATTGCTTGAATACCTAAGTTCTCTGTTGATACCGTTGGTATCATCAAACCATAATAAAGGGAATCTTTGTGAGTGTCTTATTGGCAGCATAAAAGAAAGTGGTGCTGCTTCTTTGGTTAGTTTGTAACTCTTGTCTACAAACGCATTGGTCTTGTTTTTTTTCATTATAATAAAATTAGATTAAAATTAAAGTTTAAATAAAAAAGGGAGTGTCTTTGAAGACACCCCCTTAGTATTGCCTTCTTAGTTCTTAAATAAGAAGAAGTTGTTAGCACCTAAAGTACATACTGCTCTTTCAGATAAGAAGTTTACCTCCATAGCATCTAAGCTAGAAGTTTTTGCTCCACCTGCTGAACCTGTAATCCAAGTCTTGTAACGTCTGTCTTCAGTTTCTGAAGCTCTATATCTAACGTGCAAGAATGGTCTCTTAGCGTTCTTCCCTAAGATTTGGTCATATACAGAAGTAGAACCTGCAGGAACTAAAAGTCCACTTACTTTTCCACTACCTGCAACATTTGAAAGACCACCTCTCATTGTTGGGTCGTTTAGGTATTTCCAATCAGACTTGTAGAAATCATAACCTCTACGGAATCCTGTGAAACCTAAGTTTAGAGCCATTTCTTTCTCATTGTCAAATAGACCATAAGATACTCCACCTGCTGCATTAGAAGATTGTTGAGATAACATATCGTCAATGTCGAAAGAGAAATCTCTATCTACAAATACTACGTTCTCTTCAATTGCTCCTTGCTTGTCAAGTCTAGAAATAATAGAATCCCACTCTGCTAAAGTAACAGGGTTTCCTCCACCATATACATTTCCTCTTTCCTCAACAACGTAGAAGATACCATCTGAACCTTTGTTACCACCGTCAGCAAAATCTGCTTGTGAAATCACACCACCATTTGCTTCAGCCGGAACTGCTTCAATCATTGCAGTCTCAAGATAATCGTCAAAACGTAATCTTGTTTCGTGCTCAGACTTTAAATACCATAGGTATCCGTTTGCTCCGTTTTCAGTTGTAACCTCAACCCATCCAATCTGTGCCATATCAGAACCTGATACTGCATACTTATCTTTTAAGATAATTGGAGAATTTTCGAAGATGAAATCATCAGCTTCTAGAGAGTTAGCCATTCCTACTGTTCCTTTAGCAAATTCAGAACCGTAAATAAATACAGTGAATTTGTTACCTGCTGATGCCACCGGCATACCTGAAGCAGGATAGAAAGCTACTTTGAATGTTCTGTTAGCATAGTCTACTACAGTTACAAGTCCTTTTACTGAACCTCCACCTGCGTTGTCGCTAATCATTACAGTTTGACCTGTTCTAATTGCAATTGAACCTGTTGCTGCATTTACGAATGCAGGATTCAATGCATCTAGTACAGTGAATGTTGCATCGTTATCGCCTGCTGCTGCTGCTCCTGCAGTCAAGTCAACATATTTAGTATGCAATCTTCCTTGTTCTGCCCATTTAATAAGGTCAGAGTTAGATGGCATTTCTGCTCCTACCATTCTTAAGAATGAAGAAATAGTTCTGTTTCCATAACGCTCAAATTCCTTTTCATAAGTATCAGGAAGATACTGATTCAAGAAATCAAAATTAGTTATGTAGTTTGATTCCAACGGCACTCTTTGTGCACTTGGTTGTAAATCAAAACCGGGTACGTTTGATACGCTCATAATTTTAAATTTTTTAGTTTAACATTTATTTATTTTCTACTACTTCGAATCTTTAAACCTCGACCTGAGTCAGGGGATAAAGACTTGATTTGCATTCCTGATTTAGTGTTCCCAACTTCAGGAGCAGAGCGAGTCGTCATATTTATATTTTTTAACTTCTTCATCTGCTCATCTGCTGCTTGACTTTTACCTTGCTCATAAAAGAACTTGGCAAATTTATCAGGGTGCATCGCCATCGCTAGTGACCTGTGATATCCTTTTGCATCTTCCATTACACCATCTGCATCTAGAAATTTCTTTATAAAATTACTAGGGTCTAGTTGGTTCTTTTTCAATTCATCAGAATCTCCCGGTGAAAAATAAACTTTGTTGTCATCTATACTGAACTCAAAACCTTTGAACTCACTGAATACATTGTTAGTTTTTTCTGTGAACACCTCGCCCTTACGGACATTTTGTTCATTAACTGTCTTCGCTTCTGCTACATATTGCTTATAGCGTTGGTATTCTTCTGATTCACTTTCAGATGCAGCTTCCCTTCTTGACTCAAGAGGTACACTATATTGCTCTTTTTGATTCTCAAAATAATCCTTTGCTTTCGCAATAGTTTTTTTCTTTGCTAATTTGATTTTTCTAATAGCCTTCTCATCATCAACATCTTCGTCAAATGAATAGTCCTCCATTAAATCTTGAATATCATCTGCATCTAAACCTTTTTCAGTCGCAGATAAATACTCTCTTAGCAAATCGTCTGAATCCATTTCATTGTAATCCTTTTGAAGTTTTACAAAGTCTTCGAATCCTCGACCTGTTTCTTTTTTAAATTTTAGATACTTAGATACATCTTCAGGAAGAGGTTCTCTCTCTCTCTGTTTTTGTAAATCGTCAAGAGAATTAATCTCCTCACCATATCTATTACCAATATATTTTAGAACGTCTTCTTCTTTTAACTGTGAAGAGTCAGTTTTAATTTCTTCGTCAACTATAGGAGTTTCCTCTTTTAGTTCTTTCTGTTCATTATTAGACTCCTGAACTATGGGAGTTGTTTCTTGGTCAAGTTTTTCCTCGTGCTTATTAAGCAATTCTTGTTCCACTTCTTGTACAGATTTCTCCTCACCGGATACATCTAGTGCTTTTACTTTAATTTCCATATTATATTAGATTTAATTTTATACAAAGTTACACAAAATTTATTAATGATTTAGACACTATCTAGGGTTAAACTCTGCTAAGTCAAAACCATCTAAACTATCTTCATTAGATTCAAAATTAATTGGTGGAAGATTATTTCTTCTTTGATTAATCATTTTAGATTGCTCTGAGTTTGCTTGACTTATCCTAGAAGCTTTTGCATCTTCTCTTGATGTCTCTCTGCTCTGTAAAGCCTCGGCATCAATCTGTCTTAGTTGCATATTCAAATCAAATTCTTGTTGCATTAAACCTGACTTTAACTCAGCTTCTGCTTTTAACTTTTCAATTTCAAAAGCAATGTCTGCCTGTCTGTATTGCATTTTAGCCTGAACTTCCATCTGAACCTTTTGTTGATTGGCTTGAACTGCCATCTCTTGAGCCTTAAGTTGTTGTTGAGCCTGCATAGCTTGTTGTTGCATTGCCATTTTTTCTTCTCTTTCTTGCTTAGAAGTTCTTTTTAGTTTTAATAACTGATTGGCAAGTTTTAGATTTTTAATCTCTCTAACATCAATTGCATCTTCAAGATTAATATCACCTTTAGATAAAGCCATTTGTATATTCTGTTCTAGCAATTGTTTTTGCTCTTCATCCGGAGACATTTCTATAAAAATTCCAAAATCATATATATATAAGTCTGCAATGTCTCCTAGTATAGAAACATTGTACTTACCTATTTGATTTATAAACTCTTCTTTAAAGTCTGAATATTGTAAAATATCTGCAACTCTATATGTTATAGCTTCTGCAAGAGATTTATATAAGTAAATAGAACCATCCAATATGTGTCTAGTTGCAACATTAGAATTAAGTGCTGCTAGTTTCTGTAATCCAACTAATGAATTAGGGTCGGGTGAACTACCATCTCGTGCTTCGTTTAATCCCGTTACAACTCTAATTTGGTTTAGATAATGATTATAATTAGCTAATAACATCTGAGTCTTGGAATTACCTGAAGAAGATTGCAATTCTTTAATTGGAACTTTTCCTTGATTGTAATCACCTTCTTGAGTATAGCTTCTACCAATAACAGAACCTGTTTGAAAATATAATCTCAAAGCATCTTCGGGATTATAAGCATTACCTGTACCTAAATCAACTTCATTTAAACCATCTGCATCAATAAATACACCATCAGGCACAACTCTAGAAATTACTTGTTGTAATTTTAAGTGAGTTATCTGACATAAATCTGCAAAAGGAATCATCCTTCTAACTAAAGACTCTATAGAACCTTTGTACATTCTTGGTGCAACTGCAAAATAATTAGGAATAGCGTGTTGCGTAGCAGATTGTGGTCTAACCATATTCTCCATCAGTTTCCACTGTAAAAGAATATTAGTTCCCATAACCATAACTCCTTCATACCATACATCAATAGTTTTAGAAACCTTCTCGTAATTACCTTCTTCTTGCATTTCTACCGGAGGATTGAAATCATCATCCTTTTCAATCATACTTACATTGCCATTATCTTTTACTTTTCTTTTATAAACTACTTGTTTTGTAGTTTTGTAATTAAAGTACATTACAGTGGCAGTGTCTCTATAAAAAATATCGTTTTCGTAAGCCTGTGCAGTTTCATAGTAATTATACCAAGATTGAGAATACTTAGATATCTCATCCATATCCTCATTACTAAGACTAGGGTCAATCTTTTTTAACTCAATTATTGGTAAAGTTTTAATTTCTCCCCAATAAAAACAATCTTTAAAATGTGGGTCTTCTGTATAGCTATATATAATATTAGCAGGGTTGACATAAGTAACTTGTACTCCTGCTCCTTCTAAAAACTCGTGTTTAACACAAGAGATTCCACAAACAGTCAAATCATAGTCTAACTGTTTTCTAATATCATCATATTTGTTAGAAGCAAAAATCGTATTAATAGCTTCTTCTTCTGCAATCTCTATTGCAGGTTTATAATTAAGTTGCATATACAACTTAAGTTCATCATCAGATTCGGGAAGTTCGTCAGGATTTGCAGTAAAGGGATTTGCTCCTGTCTTTTGTTGTATAGTTTCAAGCAATGGCTTTGCAACCATTTGTCCTTCTATCATTTGCTGATACTTACTTCTCTTAGATTGCGATAAAGCATCCTGAGAATAAGCAGTTGCAACAAACTCTCTACTCTGCATTCCGTTAACAACAATGTCAACAAACTTAGGTAGTATCGGAACGGGAGTCCAATCTAAATTTAGATAAGATAAGTCCCCGTCAATTGCTAATTCGTTTTTGTATTTTCCTACAGATTGTTCTCCTCTTGCATATAATCGGAGTCTGTGGAAGTCTCTAAATTGATTATAATATCTGCAACTGTTTCCGTCTCTTTTGAACCACTCATACTGTATTGCTTGACCAATTTGTAAACCAAATTCGTCTGTTGCTTTTTTACTGTCTGATACAAATTGACTAGGAAATCCTGCAGATGATATATTAATGTCTATTTTCTTCATCTAATAATTTCGCTTATACTTCCCTTGTTACTATACCTTGCAAAGTTAATCTTTATTTTTGAAAGTTTTTTCTCCGGTAAATATAGGTGTTTTTGTGTAGCCATTATCGCTAAACCAGAGGATATACTTGCATCGAACTTAGTTCTATTAGTAATATCAAACCTTGCCCAATCTTCTAAGGTTCTTCCAAAAACCATATCTCCCATTTCAAGTTCATCTTTCAATCCTATATTCTCTTCTATGTAAGATTCTATGGCAGAAGCGTGTGCTTGTTTAACTGCTTCACTAGAGTTGGGAATACCTCCTAGTTCTTTTTCTGTTTTTGATAGTTTAGTATAAGACTTATCAGGTCTGTTCATACAATAATGTCTATATCCTCTATTTTTAAAATGATATAATAATCTTGGTTTGTTGTTTTCAATTAAGATTGGCATTCCATAAAATACGCAAGCCATTAAAACATCTTCAAAAAATATTTCTGCAGTTTGTGGTCTTGCTATGTATTCTAAAAAAAACTCATTTGATGGAGCATCATCCATATTAAACATAGTTTTTCCGTGCAGTGCTCCGTTAGAACCACCTCCACCAACTACACCTGAAATATCATAACTATCACATCCAAAAGCACCTATGTGTTCGTTACCCGGAAACTTCAAACCTCTCTTGTCAATTACTTTGTTTTGTAAGGCTTTACTTGGTGTCCAAGACACCATAAATCTTCCTCTAGTATTAGGACTAAAAATAACTTTGGTATCTTGTATTCCATTCTTCCAACTTAAAGAACCACGAGTAACGTGATGCTCCATAATTAAAGAATCGTTATAATCTATTTGCTGATATATTCTAGTTAAATTAAACAAAGATTGTTTGCTTTCATCTCTAAATGCGTGTGACTCTGTTCTAGGAAATTGTCTGTAATATTCATTTAAAGCATCAGGGTCATTTTTTAAAGAGTCAACTTCGTTTTGCCAATAGTCGATTGCACCGGTATAAATCATTTCATTGTCTATACCTAAGACTTCTTGCTTTGGAGTCTTTAATACAGGCATTCCATACCTATCAATAAATCCTTCCATATTTAATTCCATAGGAACGAAAAGGGAATATAACCCACTTTTAGTCTGACCATTTGCATTTCGTTGTAACACATCTGAATCATTATATAATTTTTTAAAATTCTCCCCACCTTTATCTAAAGCATTAGAGGTTGAACCCATCATACATTTACCTATAATTTTACTTCCTAAACGTAAACAAGTTTTAGTTACTCGCCAATTATTTAAGATGTTATTTGGTTTAATCCACTTACCACTCTCATCGTGAACTAATAATAATAATTTTTCACCATCATAAGAGTTATCGTCTGTGTTTTTCCAATCAATAGTTGTATCTAATCCAAACAATTCATCATTGGTTGTATCATACATATTTTTCTTTGTAATTTTTGCAGCAGGAATTCTAAAAGCTAATTCAGTTTTAGGTTTATCCATACCATCCATAATTGGTTTAAAGAAAAATGGTAATCTACTATTTATTGGAACAACTTTATCTGTAAACATTTTCTTAGCATCAGAACCTGTTTTAGATAAAATACCTACTCTAGAATCTTTTACTAATGTTCCTGTATTAACACATTCAGATGAACTCATAAATGAAAATCCTGAACGTCTTATTTTTAAATAACACATTCCAAAACTTCTTATGTCTGCTTTACAAGCTTCCCAAAAAATAAATAATAAACGATTTGCATCTCTATAGTCGGGATATCCAACGTCAATAGATGTCCATTGTAGATACATATAATGAGCACCTGTAATATATGTGGGTATTCCATTATTCATAAACCACATCCCCTGCTCTCTTCTGTCAAACTCCTCCTCTACATAATCTACCCACCTATCCTTGAATGTTGAATCCATTTCATTCCATTGGAATATAGATTGAATCTTAGATAAAACTTTAGGTAGTTCTTTTCTTTCCCAATATTGTTCTGTTTCTTTTTTGTGTCTTTGAAGACACTTATTTCCAACCGGAGGTAATGCTATTTTTAAACCTTGTATTACAATTACATCACCTATCTGACCTGTTTTAGATATAACAACAAAGTCATACTTACTATTGTACCCATATAGCCACGTTTTAGCCTTGTTCTTAGACTTTAACACACCTTTAGGTACTACACCTGTAAGTTGCTTAAATAAGCTATTTAGACCTTCTTTCTGCAAATCCTTGTTTTGTATCAGTTTTACTCGCTCCTTTCTCTAAGGATTCGATTGCTTCTCTCTCTGCTTCTATTCTACTCAATATTTCAAATGCATCAAATATTGCTAACTTCTTTGTAGCTGCTGCATTCTTTAGTTTGTCTGCTGACAAATCATCTTCCGGGTCGTGCTTTATGATTGCTTCTTTCGCTACTTTTATCAATTGCTCCACTGCCCTGTGCCCTGCTTCTATTATTTTTAATTTTATTTCTTTTGATTTCATTTTTAATCTTTTTGCTAAATTTATTATTGATGAATTCTTCTTCATCCATCCAATCCCATTCTCTTCCGTTATTCATAATAACTTCTTAGGTCCGTATGGTGTCTGTAATTAACAACAATCTCCTCATCCAACTCTATATCATTCTCTGCAATTAAAATCATATTATTGTTTTCCTTAAAATAATAAAATTTTGCGTTATTATTTTTAGCGTGATTTGTATACCTACCGGCTAAGGTTCTGCATCCATCAACCATCCCATATCCAATAACATCACCTTTAGCAAAATCTTGTATGGCTATAATTCCATATCCCTCTATTTCAGAGTCTCTAACTTCATATTTATAATCTCCAAAATCAATAACAGGTCCTGCTAACTTTTCAAACTCTTCAGAATCTATATAATTATTTATAGTTTCTAAATCTACATTTTGTTCTTTTATAAATTTTTCAAAATCAGTCATTATATTTCTTTTAAAAAACAAACTTGTATTAATCTAGCTTCATCTGCAAATCCAAAATTATCAAAAATGTTTCTTGAATGATACAAGTGAGATGGAAAAACAATCAATCTATTATACCTTGAGCGTAGTATACAACTTTTAAATCCTTTATAATATAATGTAGTTCCATCTTCTTCAGGATGGTTTTTACTTAAATAAAGTATTGCAGTTAAATCACCCATCATATCATCTGTATGAATCCAATTTGGCTCTACTTGATTTTTAGGTGACCTTCTTACAAAATTTAAAACTGCTTTGTGTATAGGATAATAACCTTTTAAAATTTCTACTAAATCATCTTCAGGTCTAACTTGAATGTTTTTAAACAAACCTTCCTCAAGCTGAACATCTTCAAAACCAAAGTTATGTATGTCTTCTACATACCTATCTACATTTGTTATTACATCTTCATATATACCTATATTCATAGCTTTATAGTTATTTGATGGTCATACATTCTATATAGTTTTTCTCCATCAAAATCAAACTCGTACTCACTATGAGGTTGAAATGAAACTCTATCTCCTGAAACTAATCCTTGTTTTTTTAGATAAGAATTCAAATGAACCATTTCACCTATCAAAGGCTCTTCGCTTAATGGTTTATATATATAACTTTCTTCTACAGGAACCGGCTTTACAAAACAAAATCTTCCTACACTATTCCATTTTCCTTTACTTTTATAAGCAAAATATTGGTCGGGTTCTATAAAAAATAAGTTGTCTTTAAAATAACTTTTACCACTTTGTTGTCTTCCCTTAATATCATTATAATATTTAAAAACATTATGATGTACTAACAAAATATCTCCCACCTGTATTGGACCTTTATATCCTAGGGGGAGTTCTATGACCTCAGCGTGTCTGTTGGAAAAGCTTGAATCTTCTTGGGAGGTACTAACTATAAAGTCAATACCTCCTATGTCTTTTGTATTATTGTACCTTTTACCTGTAACAGGTTTGGCAATAAACGCAAATGGTGATTTCATAATTTAATTTACGAGCCACAACCAATACAATCTATATGTGAATCTGTAGGTTTAACTCCATTTAATTTCATTTCAATTCTGTGTATCTCATCAGCATACATCAATTCTTCTTCAAAAGTTTTTGCTAACTCTTTCTTCATTTTTACAATCTCCAACCACTGAAGATTATCTTTTACATTATGGTCTTCCATAAACTATTTTTTTACTTTACTATATACGCTATTAGCAATTTGCTTATTAGATGGCAATCCTAGTTTTTCAGGCTTTCCATTCATTTTGTTACTAGCTGCAGTAAAATAAGGTTTTAGTGTCTTGCTCATAATTAAAAGTTTATATTATACTCTATTGATATCGGCATAGTATCACTAAACTCTTTCCACATTCTAATTCCTACTTCATCCTCAATGTAAATAACTATTGAATCTCTGTCTGCATCATACTTAATTAAGTGAATTGTAAAGCTTCCGTTCAGTACTTGTTGACCAACGATATAGTGCATTGCTCCTGATTTGTAATCAGGTCCAACTGATATTTTTCTTATGTCCATTATACAGGGTATATTCTAAGTTCAAAGTTTCCTTGTAATATATCACCTTGTGCATTTTGAAAGTCTCTATCAAGCTTGTTAAGCGTAACAATAGTTGAGTTATCATAGCCTGCAAAAAATGCTTCTATTTTATTTTCTTTAGTTCCACCATTTCCATTTACAAGAACTAAAACATTAGCACCCATATTTCCGGAACTAGTAATAGAGATTGTTCCATTTGAATTATTAGTCCACAAAAAAGTAAAAGTTGTAGTATTATTTAATTCTCTTAAGGTAAATGTGTTGCCCGAAAGAGTCCACATTGCTTCATAACTAGTGTAAGGTAAAGCACC